CTACATAGTTCAGACCGCGGAGAACTGGGGCCACGTCAGCGGCCACTGGCGAGTCTTCTCCACGCGGGAGCCCAAGTCATGACACGCCGCACGGACATCATGAGGCGAGAGCTTCGCAGGATCGTCTTGGCAGCGGCGCCCGGCCTGACCGACTGCATATGGGAGCCGTACAACGGACCCCGGCCAGCGCGGCCGTACGCGTCCTGGCGACCGATCATGCAGCCCTCGTCAGGGTCGCGGCTATCCGACGACACTCAGACGCTAGCACTGACCAGACAGGCCCACGTTCAGGTGCAGAATGTTACGGTGGGCCAGCCCTACCGACTGGAGTTTAACTACTCGGCAGTGACCTCGACCCCTACGGGCGTGTCGACGCTGACGAGTATTCGCGATGACCTAATCGCCAAGGTCAATGCGGACCGCGACCCGGTGACGGCGTCGATCGTCAATGCGGACACCCTGTTGATTGAGGGCACAGCGCCCAGCGACATGTGGCGAGTCGAAGCGACTGGCGTCTTCTTGCTGGCGACTGAGGCCGCGGGCTCACCCGTCGACATCGTCGAGCTGATGCGCGCGCCGCAGACGATGACCGCATCGCTAAACGTTTTCTCGAAGGGAACGGCTGCAGTCGGTGGCACTGACCTACCAGACTCGTCGACCTTCGCCCATCTCATCGACGTCGCATTCCGCAAGACGCGAGTTGTCGAGGAGCTGACCCGCGACCATCTGGCGATTACCAGAATCGCCAACCCCGTGAACCTCGACGGCATAACGCCGGGCCAGGACGCGTTCGAATCTCGGACCACTGTCGACTATCAGATCGGTTTGCCCTATTGGCAGGCTGAATTGATTGAGCACATCGAGTCGGTTGGCGTTACAATCTCGACGGACAAAGGGCAGCAATCTTTCACGGTGTGAGTACTCATGGCAAATCTAGACCACTTCGTTCAAGTGACCGTTACCAAGACCAGCGCGTCCGTTACCCAGCAAGGGTTTGGCCGTCCGTTGTGGCTGGGTCTGGTCTCGACTTCAATCATTCCCGGCAGGTACGCGACCTTCTCTTCGCCGTCCGAGCTGCTTACGGCTGGGGCCGCGGTCACAGATCCCGTCTACTTGTGGGCGCAAACTCTGCAAGGTCAGTCACAGTCGCCTATCGACTTCGCTGTCGGGCGTCGTGATATCACGAACACCATCTCGGGGGTGGGCGCTGCTCAGGTTGAGACCATCACCATCGACACTGCCGATGCTGGCGTGTGGCCATATGTGCTTGATGGCGTGACTTACAGCTATACGGCCGACGGCGACGATACTGCGCTCACCATTGCTCAAGGGTTGATGGACCTGATTCTGGCGGACGACGCTAGCCTCACTGCAAATGGAAATGCGATCAAGGTGCCAGGGGGCACTCTGGTCTCGGCGTCTTTCACCGCAACCGCCTGGGTGGCTGGTGAGGCATTCGTCGGCGGCACACTGGTCCCGCCTGGGTCTGGCGCTGTGACAATTACCGCAACAACCGCGAACGCAGCGGTCGAGGAAATCGATATTGCCCTGAACGCAGTCGTCGCAGAAAACGACGACTGGTACGGGCTCAACATCGAGTCGCGTCAGGACGCCGACATTCTGCTAGCGAACACTTGGGTTGCCTCGCAGCTCAAGGTTCTGGTAACTCAGTCGAGCGACGCGGACGTCTTGACGACGGCGGGCGGTGACATTGGATCCCAGCTCGGAGCCACAAGCAACACCCGCACACAGCTCATGTGGCACTACAAGCCCAAGCAGTTCGCCGATGGTGCGATGCTCGGCCGTGCCCTGGCAGCCAAGCTTGACGAGGCTGCTCCCGGCGCTGGACAGATCACCTGGCTTGCCAAGCAGCTTAAGGTCATCTTCTCCAATCCGCTCAACACCAATCAACTTACGAACCTCGAGGCGAACAACTCGGACACCTTCACGACGACCAAGGGGCGCGGTGTCGTGTGGCTCGGTCAGTCGGTCGAAGGCGAGTTCATGGATGTTCAGACCACTCTGGACTGGCTTCAGTCTCGCATCGGCGAGGCCGTGTTTACGCCAATCGCAACGACTCCGACTAAGCTCGGGTTCGACAACGCCGGGATCGCTGTCGTCAAGACAGCAGTCAACAGCGTCATGATTCAAGGCGTGGAGAATGCCCACCTACTCGGCGACGACCCTGCATCGCCTAGCGTCACGGTTCCCAAGAGCACCGACGTCTCAACCGCGGACAGGAACAGCCGCACACTGAACAACGTGATTGCCAACGGCATCATCCAGGGCGCGATTCACCGCGTCAATGTTCAAGTCAACGTCGCAGCATAGGCTAGGCCATGGTCGATACATACAACCCCAAGAACGTCCTCATCACCTTCGGGGATACGTCTATCAAGGACGGCATCGCCGACGGCACCTTTGTCTCAGTCGTTCGGAACGCGAGGACTCGATCGTTCCGACCTGGCTCTGATGGTGGCGGCACCATTCAAGTCGACCCTAACCGCAGCGCGGTCGTGCAGATCACCTACCTCGCGGGCTCGCAGACGAACACGCTGCTCAACAACATCCGCAGACTTGAGGACGCCTCCCCAGGCATCCACCAAGTTGGCACTCTGGCGATTGAGTACTTCGATGGCGGCTCAATCATCATCGACCGCAACGCATTCATCGACGGACCGCCAGACGTCAGTTTCAGCACGGGCGAGGACACTCGCGTCTGGACCTTTATCTGTCCAAACGTCGACATCACTGTAGATGGTACCAGTCCTCCGCCTAGAATCGGCGGCAGCGCCAGCGTCTAGACCATGTCAAGTATCCCGCCTACCGCCTACGACCCTCGGCGCATCGTCATCACCTTCGGCGTGGTCCCGTTGCTTGGCCTTGCGCCTGGTCGCTTTGTCACCATTCGCAGGGACGCAGCGACATGGTCCACGGCGGACGGGACCAATGGTGAGTTTAAGCGGATACGTAGTCGCAAGAAGAGCGGGACAGTCGAGGTCATCCTACGGGGGACGGCCCCGGTCAATCGTTTGCTCAGCGTCCTGGCCAAGATCGACGAGCGTAACGGGGGCATCTTCGCACCATTGGCAGTCACCGACACGCTCAATGGTGGGTTCTTCTTTGCGAAGGACTCCTACATTGAACGGATGCCCGAGATGGTCTATAGCAAAGACGAGGGCGACATCGCTTGGAAGTTCATCTGTCCGAACCTGGACATGACCTTCCCCGGCCTGTCACTGGAGACGGTGATTAGGCTCCAGTCAGTTTAGCAGCAGCAGCACACTCCCAACGTGAAGCCATGCGAGACAAAGAATACAAAGAGATCGACGGGCACAAGTACTTGTGCACAATGATGAGCGTTCGAAATGCTCATCAGACTTTTCTAACCCTGTGCAGCACGCTCGGCCAGCCGGTAGTTCAGGCGATCGCCAGCGGGTCGGATGATCTGGATGGTGATGCCACCAGGCTCATCATGCCGGCCATTAGCGCCGCGGTGCAGAACCTCGAAGGCGAGGTCGGTGACAGGATTGTCGAGTCCGTGTTCAAGGGCGTAGGCCTCGTGGGCGAGAAGGACACCGGGTTCGAACTCGTGCCATGGGATGCCGACTTTGAGCGACACTTCAAGGGCCGGCTATTCTCCATGTACAAGGTGGTTGCCTGGGCCATCGAGGTTAACTACAAGGATTTTTTGACCGGAGCCCAAGCCCTTGGAGCAGACAAAGCCAAGGACCTGGGCAAGGCTGCGTTGAGCAACCTCCTAACGCCGATCTCTCCATCTGGCCAATCATATTCAGCGAAAAGCTAAACGTGAGTCTCGTGGAGATTCAATCCCAATGGAGTATCAACGACCTGGCGGATGCACACGAGATGATCAACTGGCAGAATGCCGGGGTGCTAGCGGAGAAGGCCAGACTCGACCGCGAGAAGGCGATGTCTCAGCGATGAGCGAGATCCTAAGCGGAGCTCGCTACACCTTCGGCGGCCTGCTCGTGCTGACGGCGTGGAGCTTCTGCGCTGTCAAGGTGTACGAGGCTAGGGTGGACGCGCACGTCGACGCCATGGTCACGGCTCAGGCGGACGCGGACCGGGCTCTGATGGAGTTCGGCCCCGCAGCTGACGGGTCAGAAGACCAGCGATATGATGCGGTAGTACGAGGATTCGAATAGCATGGCGATCACAGTCCGAGAACTAGTCACCAAGCTCACCATTGGCGGCAACGCTGCCGACAAGCTGGCGAAGTTCGGGCTGGCCGTGAATGGTGTAAAAGCCGGCCTCGACATCATGGTCGGGGCTGTCAAGGTTGCAAGCGCTGCGACGCTTGGGCTGGTCGACGATGTCACCACGCTCGGTGATACGATCGCCAAAACCTCGCGCGAAGTCGGTGTCTCGGCCAAGTCATTTCAGCGCCTCAGCTTCGCGGCTGAGCGTTCGGGAGTTCCCATTGGCAACCTGAAGAAGGGCTTGCAGAACATTGCTCGCAACCTTCGGGATGCGGAGATCGCAGCAGGTAAAGGCCAGGGGACTGGGTTTACCAGGGCACTGGCTGACGTCGGCATCAAGCTCAAGGATCTGAGCAACCTCAATGCCGAGGAAAAGATCGGGCTCATCGGCGAGGCGCTATCGCAGGTCTCCGACGAGGGCGAGCGCGTTGCCCTGAGTCAGAGGCTCGTAGGTGAGGCGGCTGGCCCTATCTTCGCCAGCCTGCTTGCCGAGGGCACCGTCGGTATCAAGGCGCTTGGTGATGAAGCTGAGCGACTTGGGCTCGTCATGGGTGAGGATGCACTCAATGCGTCCGAGGCCTTTCAGGATTCAATGACCAACGTCAAGTCGGTCATGATGGGCGTCAAGACCACGATTGCTGTGTCGCTGATTCCATCGGTCAAGAAGGCCGTCGACAGGTTCAGGGACTGGCTACTTGTAAACAAAGATTTCGTAACTAGCAGGATCGAGAAGGTCGTCGGATTTCTGGCGAAGGCGTTCGACATGCTGCTCGATAACATCGACGGCATTATCAGGGGCTTCACCAGCATGGTACGGGTCGGCCGGGATGTGGTCGGGTTCTTGATCAATATGACCGAGCTGGTCGGCGGCCTTGAGAACGCGCTTCGCTTGGCAGCTGCCGGGTGGATAACTTTCAGGGTTGCGGCGATGGCTGCGACCGCTGGTCTATCCCTGACACCGCTTGGACTGCTGGCGATTGCAGTCGGAGCTGTGGCTCTGGCATTTGCCAAGGTTGAGACCAACGCTGACAAGGCTCGCGCCGCTAGGGCCAAGTTCGAGGCTGGCGCATTCGAGACTGACAAGGCTCCGGACCAGAGGACTGTGGACCAAGATGCAGCTTCGATTGCCAAGAGCGTACGCGCTGGCACCAAGCTCAGCCCGTTCGTTCGCCGAAGGCTTGAGCGCGAGTCGTCGCGTCAAGCGTTGGCCACGTTCAGGGCTGCGAGAGGATTGCTCAATTCTGGCGTGCGAAGTGTCAAGGCAGGCAGGGAGGCGGGCAGGCGGAGGCAGTTTGGAAAGTCAGGCCTGACGGCAGTTAGACCGAAAAAGGTCATTGGCGCAGGTGCAGGCGAGATCGATCTCCTCGACGAGTTCAAGATTCAGATCGGTGAGACCCGCAGGCTTGAGCGCATAGGTCGTGAGGAGAGGGCAGCTGAGGCCATCACGTCCGGAGCAAGTGGAGGCGGGGGCGGAGTAGCCGGGCCAGGCTTCACGCCGTTCGCCGAGAACCTTGGCAAGCAGAAGGATAGCGGAGAGTCGCTCAGCGACTTGGTAGCCGGCGCCATCAAGAGCGGCAAGCTGCCCGAGGCCGCGGCACTACTGGCCAGCTCGCAGCCGCCGATCATCATACCGATCACCAATCAAACATTTGCAATCCAGGTTGATGCGACCTCGACCATCGAGGGCATCTCTGGCGAGAACGCGGCCGACCTCAACGAACGGGTCGGCGACATATTCGAAGAGCGAATGAATATGGTGATGCGCACGACCATGGACCAGTTCAGTCCGCAGCTAGCGAGGTAGGCCATGCCCGAGAGCGATATCCTCATTGTCCCTCAAGACCAGACTGTTCACCAGTCCCTAGTCGTGGTCACCGACCAGCAGGCTGAGGCGAACGGCTACAAGTTCGACGTCGTCAAGCGACACCGCACACGGCGATCGTACAAGCCCACCATGCACTCGGTGCCGTCGGGCTCGCAGGTCTCCGACCACGTACGCAAGGACCCAATCGCTTTCCAGCTGGTCGGCGTGCTCACGCCGTACAACGTGCTGACGCTCACGTCTGCACTGTCGGCCTTCGAGGCTGACGAAGATTTCACCGAGCTGTCCAACCTTCTCGGCGACAGCGCGAACTCAGCCCTTGAGATCGCGCGCAAGAACCGAGACCAGCTCGTCCAGTACGCCGACCGATTCACCTTGCTTACGGTCATGGGCAATGACTTCCAGCATCCGAACATGATCATCACCACGATCGACGACCCAAGGACGCCGACCATGGGCGACTCGTACGAGCTCACGGTATCGTTCCGACAGATACGGGTCCCGCGTGGCACGGCTCGCATCGCACCGCTCATCGCCTCAGACGCTGACCTGCTCGGCGGCGGAGAGGTTAAGGACCTCGGGCAATGACCACGCGGACGCTCAAGACTCCGCTAGCCCCATGGCCTTCGAAGTGGCGCAACGCTTACTCGCTTGAGGGCCGCACCTACTGGATGCAGTTCGCGTGGAACGACCGCGACGGCTTCTGGTACATGACCATCGCGTCGAACAACATGGAGGTTCAGGCCGAGGGCATCACCATGAACATCGGCACCGACAAGCTTGAGCCGTTCAAGTATGCCGACGTTCCGCAGGGTAGGCTCGACGTCGTCGACACTGACGGCAGGTTCGTTGAGCCCTCGCGCACAGACATGGGCACTCGTGTCGTGCTGCAGTACACAGACTTTGTCGCGGTCGAGGTCGAGGGCCGCGAGCTATTCCCGTTCATTAGCGTAGGCCCGCCGCAATGACCCAGTGGATGCGCAAGATCACGGTCGAGTATGGCCAGGAGATAGGCTCAGCGCTTGGGCCTAGTAGCCCGTGGAGCCTCACGTCGCAGGAAGATAGCGACTTCAGAATCCAGTTCCGATTTTCTCGGACCAACACGAACCGGGCAGACTCGGGCCGTGTGTCGATCTACAATCTCCCGCTCGACTTCGCCGACGCAATTCGCAACGGCGTGCAGGAAGCGAACGAGGACCGCGCCCGCATCATGGAGGGGCCGAGGTTTAAGAATGACATTGAGGGGCGAAACAGAGCACTCAAGGAACTGTCCGAGGCGAACATCGTCAAGGTCTATGCCGGGTATCAGGACGGCACCAAGCTCATCTTTACCGGGGACGTAACCGACCTGGACACCAAGTCCATGAGCTCGGACACGGACTCGATCACGTCGATCGATCTGGGCGACACCATTGTTCCGCTCAAGTATGGATGGCTATCCAAGTCGTTTGGCGGTGGTGCCACGCTCGACCAGATTCTCAACAGCGTGATATCTGCCAGCGGCATCCCCGGATCTCAGCAGGCTATCAAGTTCCTGGCGAACACCCGCGGCGGTGTCGAGGTCGCGGAGTTCCGCAATGGCCTGGTCGTGGTCGGTGGAATCCAGCGAAGCCTCGACGACCTGGTCGCCATGTATGGAGTCCAGTGGTTCGTCCGTGATGGTGAGATCTACTTCATGCCCCGCGGTGCATTGATCGACGACTTCGCGCTGCGCCTCGATGAAGGGGACAACGTTCTACGGCCCATCAGTAACATGGACGGCGACCGTATCAAGTTCACCATGCTGCTCGATGGTGACATGCTCCCGGGCCGAGGCTTTAAGATCTTCGACACCGAGGGTCTGCCCAAGTCTGACATCGGCTACCGAGCGGACACCGTCGACTACGTCGGCGACACTCACGGCAATCCGTGGTACTGCTTAGTACAGGGCAGTCGAATCGACGACAACAATTTTCCGCCCGCCTTCTCACAGTTCACACGCGGCGAAGCAATCGACACCGGAGCGGTGGCCATCCCATGACCCGAGGACCCGAGACAGCACACTCGCACGACACGCGCAGGCCCACGCTCTATGACGTGCTCTCTGCTGCGAGGCGCGGGACTATGCTCGACCTTCGGGTGTTCTTCCCGGCTACGGTCTCAGAGATCCTCGACAACGGCGCACGCGTCAACGTCACGGCCGACATCAAGGATGTACTGGCGACTGAGCGCGGCGAGCTCGATGTCGAGCCGATTGAGATCCCAGCCCTGCCCGTCTGGTCCGCTGGCCAGGGCAGAATCGGCGGCGGGTATCTCCAGTTCCCTATCGCCATCGGCGACAAAGGCTGGGTGATGGTGAACGATCGATCGATCGACGGGTGGTATGCAAACGGCCTACCTGCCAAGCCTTCGGCCCATCACACTCACAACATGGTGGACGGCGTCTTCATGCCTGGCGCTCGCGATAGCACGCGAGCCTTGGCCGGTGACCAGCTGTCCGCGGTTCTTGAGCATTCGCTCATCAAGATTGGCGAGGGCGCAGCGCTTGGGGCAGCTCGCAAGACTGACACCGTCGCGGTGGCTCCCAGCATGGCGACGTGGATCGCTGCTGTGGCCTCGGCCTTCTCAGCCCTCGGCGTCGTGATTCCACCTCCCACAGACTTCGGCACCATTAGCGGTGGCTCGACCAAGACGAAGATCGAATGAGCGATTTGAAACTAGCCGACGGCGTAGCGACGGTCATCACCTACGACCCGCCGGTATTTATCACCGCTCAAGGCAATAACTTCATTGTCGTTCCCAGCGACAGAACGCTCGTGATCGTGAAGATCTGGGGCTCAGGCGCAGGCGGTGGCGGACGTGGCGAGGCTGTGGGCCCGGTCGGTGGCTCAGGTGGCGGTGGCGGATTCGTTGAGACCAATCCAATTGCCGTATCGCCTGCTGACGATCTGCTCGTCACCATCGGCGGCGGCGGGCTGGGTGGCGTTGGCTCAGACACGGCTGGCGTCTCCGGTGACGGTGGCTCAGGCGGTGGCGGTACTCAGGTCACCAACATCTCGACGCTGTTCCTCATGTGCCGCGGTGGCTCGGGTGGCGGTGGCGGTGGGGCCAATGGAGGCGGCGTCAGCAATGGCGGTGCCGGTGGCGGAGGCGGTGGCACGGTTGGCCAGGACGGGTTCGCCCCGGTCAACGCCGTCGCAACGACAGGCGGCGGCGGTGGCTCGCTGGCTGCTGGTGGTGCCGGTGGCACGGGCGAGGTGACTGGCGAGGCTGGTATCTCAAACCTTGGCGGCGACGGTGCTGATGGCTCAGGCGCACCGATTGGTGCCAACACTGCGGGCGGGTCTCCGTTCGGCGGTGCCGGTGGAGCCTATGACACCGACTCGCCTGGTGGCGGTGGCGGTGCTGGTGGGTTCTTTGGTGGCGGTGGCGGTGGTTCTGGCGACATCGCGAACCTCGACTCAGGTGGTGGCGGCGGTGGCAGTGCCAACAATCACCCGGGCACATTTAAGACTTCGCTTCAGGCGTCCGGGGTAACCTCGGCTGGAGCTCTGGACCCCGACTACCCAGGTGTCATAGGCAATGGCGGCGCAGGCGGGACCACGGGCAATGGTGGCAATGGCACCGACGGACTAGTCGCTGTGATCTACGGCAGGCAGGAGACCGTGACCACGTGCAATGACATCGTGATCGAGAACAACGCCCCGGTCTTGTTGACAGACAAGGTGGACATCGTTGCTCAGCACGTGCGCTCGATCTTGCTCATCTGCCAGGGCGAGTGGTTTCTAGACCTCGCCGCAGGCACACCATGGTTCACGCGGGTCATTGGCCACAAGTTCAGCGCCGGTCAGATCAACATCACAGTGCGC